CCCCAGGAGAGATAATATGAAAGATGATGAGCTAGCCTTGTTTTATAAGGCAAACAAAGTGGCTATTTTAAGATTGCTTGGAGAATGGTCCCTATCAGCCCATAGTTTAATAAAACAAAAATGCTATGGTACACTGTTAGATACTATTACCCTACACACACTGATCGAGGTCGAAAAACTGATCCGACCCGTCCCTCGGAAATCCACAAGTGGGCAACTCGAAGGCCTCGTTCCGCATGAGAAACACACGGATACTCGGTAAAGGGCGGCGACAGTACTAATCGAAACAAACAACCAGACGGTGCTACCGGTGGATCCTTCCCAGCAGTTTGCTATCTTGCTCTACGTAATCCTTTACGTGATCATCATATGTAATTATTCTTCTTAAGCTCAGAGCCTCAACGAGGGTTGTGTAAACCTTAGTTTTGCCTGGACCACACCTTTTCTACTAACAAGGGGAGCCCGATGTACAAAGCAAATAAGGATCTCGTGTCTTACGCAGATGTTTTCGATATTCCTAGGGAAATTTATCTCCCATTCGTCCGTATGTTCCAAAAGTATCTGGAATGTAACGGCGAGGAATTCACTGTTAAGTTGTTTAAAGAACTAAAGCTTTCCTTTGTCAAACGGAAAGCCCACCCTGACAGATTCTTTCCTGTACCATGGCAAAAACACGATGGATGTTTTCATCGGGGACCCATGGGTGCTTTGGAAAGGTGGTGCCGTATTAGCCATAAGCGTTGGTCCAAGGTTATTAAATTACTTGGGATTTTTACCAGCATTTATGCTAGGGAGGTTCTACCCTCTCAAGAGAAGAAATTCCTTGATGGTGTTAACAGTAAGCCTATAGAAATACCTGATACAATTCATAGATTGACCTCTAAAGGAATCCAGCAAGTAATAGCTGAATTTCCATTAGAGAAGCATACCTTTTTGCGCCCTCCCAAAGCTTTATGGGAGTATAGTGTTTCACCTACTAGGCGCGCTCCTTTTCCGGATGGTAAATCATATCCAGAGAATGAAAACGTATGGAACACCTTAGCCTATACCCGTTTTACCTCTTTTGGTATGGGTATTCGTCAACGCTTTAGAGGTATTTTTGATCCTCTTGAGCATGGGATATCGGTTGATTTCCCTGATGACGCCCCTGATGTTTGCTTGTTTAAAAACTCAGTGGGAAAGATAGGTTTCATACAGGAGCCTGGGATGAAGTTGAGGGCAGTTGCGAACCCTGGTAGGATATACCAGTCAGCTCTACGACCGCTTGGAGACGCTCTCTTTGGTGTATTAAAAGAGTTGCCTTGGGATTGTACTTTTGATCAATCCAAGGGTGTTCCGTCTATCCAAGATCATCTCAGAAAGAATATGGTGTGTCATTCAATTGATCTAACAGGGGCTACGGACTATTTCCCATTAGATCTTCAAAAGCTTATCCTTGATGTTTTATTTAAGAAGGATACCCTAGGATATACAAATCTTTTTTACTTGTTATCCAGAGGGGAATGGATGTACAGCGAAAACAAAACTATTCGCTGGACAAAAGGGCAACCTTTGGGTTTATACCCTTCATTCGCGGCTTTTGCACTCACTCATGGCATTTTGTTATATGCCCTGAACGATTTTCAACATAATAACCAGTTTTTTGTATTAGGTGATGATGTTGTGATCTTGAGTGATGAATTGCATAAAAAATACATCAACTTGATGGTATTGTTGGAATGTCCTATATCAGATAGCAAGAGTATTTCTTCATCTTGTTTAGCTGAGTTTGCGGGTATGTTAATTTCCCAGGACGATGTACAGAACCAACATAAGTGGAGAGTCGTCTCCGACGATTCTTTCCTTGATACCATGCGTAATATCGGCCCAAAAGCTTTACGCCTTCTCCGTCCTCGCCAAAAGAGAGTTGCTAAGCTCCTATGGGAGGTCCCCGATTTTATGGGGGGTTTGGGTTTCAATCCTAAAGGGAAGAAACTTGAACAGAGAGTTTACGATTCACTAGTTTTATTAGGTGATCGTGGCATTAGAAGTTATCTCCTGGAACTCAATCGTTTTGTAACCACTCAGAATTACACGAGTGGTCACGGAAGAGTTTCTTATACAAACGAAATCTTCGATCCCGACAAGGGATTTAAAGAAATTGTCCAGTCAATCTTACCCACGTTGTATTTGTGGTATGAGATAGCTGGGGGTAACTTGTGGTTGATAGAACCATCACTACGCCTTAGATTTAAGGGCGGTGGTGACAGGTTGGTCCTGTTGGAACAGCTTGAGAACAAATTGCTGTAAGACACAGGGGTCTAGAGTCCGCC